GATTGATGAGGAAAGCACCACAGTAGTTTGGGGGCTAGACGTAGCTCGCTTTGGGACGGACAAAACTGCGCTTTGTAAAAGGCAGGGGCCAGTCGTGAGCGAGATTATGGCGTGGCAGGGGCTAGACTTGATGCAGACTGTTGGTCGTGTTGTTGCTGAGTATGAGGCGTTGCCGCCCAGCAGACAGCCCAAGCAAATCCTTGTTGACAGCATTGGCGTAGGCTCAGGTGTGGTGGATCGCCTGCGTGAGTTAGGCTTGCCTGTGCGCGGCGTAAACGTTGCTGAAGCGCCAAGCATGGGCGATACTTACCTAAACTTGAGAAGTGAGCTTTGGTTTAAAACGAAGGCTTGGCTAGAGGATCGCTCTTGCAAGCTACCGAAGAATGAAAAGCTCATCGCAGAGTTGAGTAGTATTCGCTATAGCTTTACCTCTAGTGGTAAAATGAAAGCTGAGAGTAAAGATGAGATGCGCAAGCGTGGCTTAACCTCGCCTGACTTGGCTGATGCGCTGTGTTTGACGATGGCGAGTGACGCTGCGACTGCTTTATCTGGTGCATTTAATAGCTGGCGTGGTGAAATTAGAAGGAATTTGCGTGGAATAGCTTAATGTGATACGTTTGCAGCAAAAGGAGTTAGCTATGAAGCCATGTAAAGGTTGCCCAACGCCTGTAGCGTGTAAGCGTGCTGGCAAGTGTCAGGGTAAGAAGTACAAGTGATGTAATGTTTACCGCGTTTGTTCTCTTGTGCGCTCAGAATTACTGCTTTGCAGTCGGTGGGCCTGCGTATGCTGATGAGAATGAATGCATTGCTGATTTTATGCAGAACGGAGTTCCGTCTTTGCAGATGAAATATCCAACGTATACAATCATGCAAGTTAAGTGTTATGAATGGGAAAAGCAGGTGAAGTCCTAATGCCGTATTCTAAGTATAGCCCAAAGCAAAAAAAGTTAGCTGCAGTGGCTCCACCACGCAAGAAAATTACTGGCGCAGACTTGAAAAAGCTGAGCAAAAGCAAAAAAGGTAAAAAGAAATGAACGCAGGACAGGCATTAGGTTTATTAGCTGGTTTGGGCGCAATCAATGCATTACGCGGTGGACGTGATGGCGCTGGCCCTCGTTTTACTGGCTTGTTGGATATGATTGACGGCGGTGGTGCTGGCAAATCAGGTGATCGCTTTGAAGGTGGTGGCTTGCTGTCCATGCTGGGCAATCTGTTTATGAAGCCATATGAGGCGCAGAATAAGATAGAAGAGATTGCAGCTAGAACGTCTGCGCGTAATCGAAGCAGCTCGCCTGTGCCACAGTTGCGTCCAAATATGACAATGGGTACTCCCATTACAGAATATAGTGAAAGTTTGCTTGCGCCCGTTATACCAACAGTGCAGAACACTGCAGCGATGGAGGATGCAAATCTTCCTGCTAAGCAATATTCTGGTCGCGGTAATATGTATATGCCTCGCGGCGGCATGGAGTATTCAGGTCGCGGCACGATGGCTGGATCACCAGAGGTGATGACATATTCGGGTCGCGGTAATTTAGGAATGGAGGGCAAGCAAGGATTGCTTTATTCAGGGCGTGGCACAATGGCTGGAGCAGATCGTCCTGTGACCTATTCAGGGCGTGGCACAACAATGGGAGGCCCAGAGCTAGAGCCATATGTAGGGCCAGTTCCTGTCGCAAATGTGAATGACGATGCAATGATGGATCAATTCATTAATGATTTATTGGACTTGAAGCCAGACGCAATCCAAGAATTTGATCAAAGCGCAATGCAAGACCTTTATACAACTTATGTCCAGAACGGTGGTAAATTTTAGCAATGCCTAAAGACCCCCGCCTCGCCCGCGCTGGAGTATCGGGTTATAATAAACCCAAGCGCACTCCAAGCCACAAAACTAAGTCGCACGTAGTTGTGGCTAAGGAAGGCGATAAGGTTAAGACAATTCGCTTTGGCCAGCAGGGCAAGACGGGCGACAAGACTATGACAAAACGCGCCAAGTCGTTTAAAGCGCGTCATGCGAAAAACATAGCCAAGGGCAAGATGTCTGCGGCATACTGGGCAGATAAGGTAAAGTGGTAGATGGCACTCGCAACTTATGATGATCTAAAAGCAAGCATTGCGGATTTCTTGAACCGCGATGATTTAACCAGCGTCATTCCTGATTTTATCACGATGGCGGAAGCTAGGCTAAACCGTGAGGTGCGTCACTGGCGTCAAGAAGACCGCGCCACAGCTACACTTGATGCGCAATACACAGCGTTACCTAGTAACTTTCTTGAGCCAATCCGCATGTCGCTGACATCAGGTGATACGTCGATTATGGAGATTGTTGGCGTTCAAGAAATGTCAGACTTGCGGGCTAAGGCTTTGAACACATCTGGGCGGCCTCGTTACTTTACGATCCTTGACCAGTCTATTGAGGTGTATCCAACGCCTGATGCAACTTACAATCTTGAGATGGTCTATTACGAAACCTTACCAGACCTAGCCACCAATAGCACAAACTGGCTGCTAACAAACTATCCAGATGCGTATTTGTATGGATCGCTTTTGCATACTGCGCCTTACTTGCAAGAGGATGTACGCATCCAGACTTGGACTGCGTTGTATCAATCGGCTGTTTCTGCTATAAATTTAGATGCAGAGCGTGCAAAAACTGGTGGCTCTGGTCGCCGTATGAAAATTAGGAGCTACTAATGGCAAGTTTTACAAAGGTAAATGACTTTGTGGTCAACCTAGCCAACGCAATGGACTTAGATAGTGATACACTTGCCGTTGCGCTGACGAACACAGACCCAACAGCGGGTACGGATGCATCGGCGGATGGCAATGGTGTATTGGCGAATATCTCTGAGATCGCATACACAAACCTATCGTCACGCACACTGGCGAACGTTACATCGACGCAGACAGGCGGCACATACAAGCTATCAGCGGATGACTTGGTGCTTACAGCGTCAGGCGGATCAGTCGCGCCGTTCCGCTATGTGGTTGTTTACAATGATACGCCAACGTCGCCTGCTGATCCAATTATTGGATACTACGACTATGGTTCATCATTGACGCTGAACGATGGCGATACATTTACAATCGACATTGGCACAAACGGTATCCTTACTCTGACATAATAGGAGCGTCATCATGGCTAAACTTTTTAACAGGGCCAAGATGGACACTTCCACAACTGGCAGTGGAACCATCACACTTGGCTCCGCTGTTGACGGCTATCAGACGTTTGCTGATGCGGGTGTTGCTGATAGCGATGTCGTCCAGTACGTCATTGAGGACGGCACTAGCTGGGAAATCGGCACGGGTACATATTCTGCCACAGGCACGTCCCTAACGCGCACACCTAGCGAAAGCAGCAACGCGGGCGCAGCTATTTCACTTACAGGCGCGGCAGAGGTTTTTATCACGGCGGTTGCTGATGACCTAAACCGTTTGCAGGACGCAGGTTCGGACATTGTAACGGTGTCTTCATCTGGCGCAGCGGTCACTGGCAATATTACTGTAACAGGCACGGTAGACGGACGTGACATTGCATCTGACGGGTCGAAGCTGGATGGGATTGAAAGCGGTGCGGATGTTACAGACACCGCAAACGTCACAGCGGCAGGCGCTTTGATGGACAGTGAGGTGACAAACCTTGCACAGGTAAAAGCGTTCGATAGCTCTGATTACGCGACAGCGGCACAGGGTGCGACAGCGGATGCGGCACTAGCGCGTTCTGGCGGTACTATGACTGGTGCCATTACGTTTGCAGCGGGTCAGGCGTTCGATGGTCGTGACGTATCTGCGGATGGTTCTAAGTTAGATGGCATTGAAAACGGCGCAGATGTTACGGATAGCGCGAATGTTGCGTCTGCTTTATCTGGTTTAAGCACCACCACATCATTCGTTGGCTCTGATATCATCCCTGTCTATGATGCATCCGCATCAGCTTGGCGCAAAGGTACTATTACAAATGCAGCTCTATCAGGTCCCACTGGTCCCACTGGTCCCACTGGTCCCACAGGACCAACTGGCCCGCAAGGCATTCAGGGCAACACTGGTCCTACTGGCCCGACAGGCCCCCAAGGCAATACTGGCTTAACTGGACCAACAGGGCCAACTGGGCCAACTGGGCCAGTAGGTCCAACAGGCCCAACGGGTCCAGTAGGTCCAACGGGTCCAACAGGCCCTACAGGTCCAACAGGCGCAGCAAGCACATCATATAATACCGTTGGCAGCTATACATGGGGTCGCCCTCAAAACTATACTAGGTATAACAACAACACGACAGCAAGTGGTCTGTATGGCACAAGGTTTTACACAACTGATACACCGCGATATACCAGCGGCACTTGGTATAACCAAACTGGTAGTTACGCAATGTCTGGAACATGGCGAACCATGAATGGTGCTTGGAGCAATAACAGCAGCAGTGCAACAACTGGTCTATGGGTTCGAATTAGTTAGGTTTAATTATGAGTATACCAATAAATGAATATAGAAACGCGCGCTCAATGAATGCGGAAAATACGATGATTGACGTTGAAATTAATCACCCAGAGCATGGTTGGATACCCTACTTAATTACGAATTATGACCCAGACACTACGATTAATAACTATGATTTGCTCACATTAATCGGGGACGACTTTGAACCATATGTTCCACCAACGCAGGAAGAATTAGACGCGGAGGCGGCGATAGCAGTCAGGGCGCAGCGTGATTTCATTTTAGAAAATGAAGTTGATCCAATTGTTTCAAATCCGCTACGCTGGGCGGGTATGACGGCTGAAGAACAGGCTGCGTGGTCTAACTATCGAACAGCTTTACTGGATGTTCCGCAGCAATCAGGATTTCCGCATAATGTAACTTGGCCGACACAGCCAAGCTAAAGGGGGGAGATATGAGACAGCATTGGCGTCTTTGGAAAGGTTCGATTGATGTTGAAAAAATACTTAGTCAACCTGAAACGGAGCAATCTATTAAGGCCACAACATTTGGCGGTGAAAACTTAGATCATAGAATAAGCCGTGTTGCATGGCTTACTGGCAATCCAGTGGTTCACAATTTACTGCATCCATATCTTGCAGAGGCCAAAGAGGTCATGGGTATAGATGTAGGGATTAATTCAGAAATACAATACACTGAATACCATGCGTCAGAAGGCGGCAAGTACGATTGGCATCATGACGTAAACTGGAATGGAGAAGTGGGTGCAGACAGAAAGCTGTCGATGACTGTTCAGTTGAGTGACCCGTCTGAATATGAAGGTGGGGACTTTGAGTTTTTAGAAGTGGAACAGATACCTAGCTTTGCAAAAGAAAAAGGAACAGTTTTAGTTTTTCCTAGTTATCTAATGCACAGAGTGACGCCAGTTACCAACGGTGTGCGGCGTTCATTAGTAGCGTGGTTCACGGGGCCGCAGTGGCGTTAAATTAGTTTTTATGCTAATTTGAAAAAAAAGGTGCATTAAATGCTTGGCTTCAATCCCTTATCATCCGCACCATTAGGCGCAACCGCATCTGGCGACAAAACTATCCTTGCTGGAAGCGGCACGTTTACGCTTAGTATGCACGGGGCTGCAAAGCTGATTAGTGACGTTTACCCAAGCGGTGAATTTGTCAGCGATGGTCAGGCTATCACGTTTAGCGTTCAACGTGCGTTTGTCGCGGATGCTGGGTCGTTTACGCTGTCTGGTCAGGATGCAAGCGTCACGGGTCAGCTCAACCTTGAGATAGACAGCGGATCGTTTGCCTTTACGGGGCAGGATGCTGTTGTTGCAGCGCAGCTAAAAATTTCAGCGGACGCTGGCACATTTGCTCTATCAGGAACTGATGCGGAAACAGAAACGCGCACTGACGCTGGCAATATCTTACTGGACATCAACTTTGGTATCCCGTTAGAGGCTGGCACATTTGCTCTAACCTACAGCAATGACCTAGATTTCAAGAAGGGCTTTGGCATAATCGCCAATAGCGGCACGTTTGCGTCTACTGTATACGATGTCACCTTCACGAAGGACATGAACATCTACCCAGACAGCGGCACGTTCACGCTATCTGGTCAGGATGCAGCGGTTACAGCGCAACTGAATATGCTTGCTGGGTCTGGTTCGTTTACAGCGACAGGGCAAGATTTCACTTTCACTGTTCAGCGTTATTTCGCAGCCAACAGCGGCACGTTTACCCTTACATTTCAAGATTTCACAATCAGGGGCTTCTTGTCTCCATATGTGCCACCCGCTGTATATACAGAGCAAACGGTGGCAGATGAGGTATGGGTGGAGCAAACAGACGCGGCAACCAATACATGGACGGAAGCGGCATAAGGTGTTATTGTGCGGATAACAAAGGATTAGATCATGGCTATCAGTATTACTAAACCAACAGTCGGCGGCTCAGAAGACACTTGGGGCGACACAATTAACACGGCTCTGGATACTATCGTCACGCAGGTGAACGCGACTTCCGCGGTAAGTATAAATGCTGGCAGCGGCTTGACTGGCGGTGGAACGCTAGAAGCAGACCGCACAATTTCACATGCTGACACATCCTCTCAGGCATCTGTGAATAATAGTGGAAACACATTTATACAGGACATTACGCTTGATGGATACGGTCACATCACGCAAATAACTTCTGCGTCAGTAAGTGAAACAACGCCAACTTTTTATTATTACGATGCTGATGCAACAACCTCTACAGCCATAGACGCGGGAGAAAGTATCAGGTTCGATGATGGTATCGGTATTGATGTTCAGTGGACAGACACCTCTGCGCCTAGTTTTGAGTTAGAGTTTAACCTTAAAACTGATCGTCGCCACAATGCGAACTTAGATGTTTATACTGGGAATACCGACGATTTCATCAAGTTTGATGCAAGTCATGGTATCCGCTTCTACACCGCAACAACGGAAGATATGCTGCTTACAGATGCGGGTGACTTACACGTTGATGGCGATATTATTGCGTATTCTACAACAGTCCCGTCCGATCAGCGTTTGAAAGATAACATAGAGCCAATCACAGGTGCGCTTGATAAGGTAAGCCAGTTGGGTGGTTATACTTTCACATATAAAGAAGATGGCAAATTGTCTGCGGGTGTAATTGCTCAAGAAGTTGAGAAAATTCTACCATCGGCGGTTACTGATCAAAGTTCAGTTTTTAATGGGAAAGAAGGTCAGACCTATAAGGCCGTCCAGTATGACCAGCTACACGGTTTGTTAATAGAAGCAATCAAAGAGTTAAAGGCTGAAATTGAGGCTTTAAAAAATGGCGGTTAAATCATCTGGTCAGTTAAGCATAACAACAGATATTGTCGGTGAGTTTGGCGGCTCCGCGCCCCACGCTATTTCAGAATACAAGCGTGGTGGCTCACTTGTGCCAGACGGGCCATCAGCTAATGCTGATATTCCAACCACAAACGAAAATATACAGTGGAGTGATTTTTACGGCGCGGTCAACGAAACTGATTTGAGCCAAGCATTAACGCCTGTAACAATTAATGGCGAAAGCACAGCAAAACAGATTACGGTTTCCGATTACATTAGCAGCGGTGGCATACTTACAATCCCATCTTCTCTTTGGGTTTGGACGGACAGCACTTCTATTGCTGCACTTATCATCGACATCCCCTGCACCATCAAGAACAGCGGCAAAATTATCGGACAAGGCGGCAATGGTGGTAATGGGCGCACAGCGGGAACGGATGGCGGCCCCGCTATTAAAATCAACTCAGGTGTTACTGGTGTTACAATAATTAACAACTCTGGTGCATACATCGCAGGAGGTGGCGGTGGTGGATCAGGGTATGAAAGCGGCGGCGGCTCATCAGGCGGCGGTGGCGGTGGTGCTGGCGGCGGGTCTGGTGGTGAACCTACAACAACGGCTGGGTCTGGCGGCGGCGGTGCTGGTGGTATAATTAACGCTGCGGGTGCTGATGGCGCAGATAGAGTTGGCACTATTTCTGGCAACACACGCATAGTTACAGGCGGCGGTGGCGGTGGTGCTGGTGGCGCGGGTGGTGTTCAAGTTTACGATTACTTTGGTTCAGAAGGTGGTGGCGGTGGTCGTATTCTCCCAGGGGTTGGCGGTGCTGGTTCACAATATACAAACTCCACTGGAACAACCGTTTACTACACAGGCCCAGCTGGTGCTTCAGGTGGTGATGCAGGTGCTAATGCTAGTAGTTCAGGTGGTGCAGGTGGCGGCTGGGGGGCAGCGGGTGGCTCTGGCTATGCAGGTGCGGGCGGTGCAGGCGGTGCAGCGATTTTAGACAGCGGCGTAACGTACACACTAACAGACAACGGTACAATCTACGGAGCAACATAATGGCACTGGTTCCCTTAGACATCCCCGCAGGATTTTACCGCAACGGCACAGATTACGAACAAAGCAACCGTTGGCGTGATGGTTCGCTAGTTCGTTGGCGTGACAACAGCTTACGTCCTATTGGGGGCTGGCAAGAGCGCAAAGCCTCATTTAGCACAAACCCGCTGCGTGGAATGCATACATGGGAAACTAATAACGGGAACGCATGGATGGCTGGCGGCTCTCACTCAGAGCTGAAAGTTATGACGGGTGCGGGTGTGGTCACGGATATTACACCAACTGACTTAGCCGCAGGCCGCGAAGATGCTGGCGTTAATACTGGCTTTGGCGGTGGGTTTTATGGACTGGGATATTTTGGTCAACCTATTCAGTCAAACGATGATAGCGTACCCTTAGAGGCGACAACGTGGGCCTTAGACAACTGGGGTGAATATTTGCTTGCGCTGCACTACGATGACGGACGTTTACTAGAATGGCAGCTTAACACGGCAGCAAATGCGGCAGTCGTAAGTAACGCACCAACAGACAGCCTTGGTATGGTTGTAACGGAAGAAAGATTTGTATTCTGCCTTGGTGCTGGGGGCAATCCGCGCAAGGTGCAATGGTGTGACCGTGAGGACAACACCACATGGACACCCGCCGCAACAAACGAAGCTGGCGACATTCTTTTGCAGACATCTGGTCAGATTATGCAGGGCGTTCGGGCTAAGGGTCAAACGCTTATCTTGACGGATCAGGACGCACACACAGCGCGTTATCTAGGCCCACCTTATGTATACGGGTTTGAGCGTGTAGGTACATCGTGCGGTGCTATTGCGCGTAAGGCGGCATGTGACACTGACGCGGGCGTGTTCTGGATGGGGCAGCGTGGTTTCTTCCGCTTTGACGGTAATAGCGTTCAAGAAATACCCTGTGATGTTCACGATTATGTGTTTGATGACTTCAACGTAGGGCAGCAATCTAAATGTTGGGCCGTGGCAAACGGTCAGTATGGTGAAGTTTGGTGGTTCTACTGTTCATCTA